AGCGTCACATGGGGTGTAAATTATGTAGCCACCACGTTCCTCCGATGTGGTGTGGACCTAAGGAGAGTGCCATATGTCAAATTTCGCAGATACCTACGAAGATGACGAATCCATCTATGACGAGTCAGTCCAAGAAACGAACCCAGTTCGTTCACGGATGAAGCAGTTGGAGAAGGAAGCCAAGGAACTACGCAAGCAAGTTGCAGAGTTCCAAACCACTAAACGAGAGATGGCTTTCGTTAAGGCAGGTATTGACCCTGCTTCACCACAAGCCAAATACTTCGTTAAAGGTTACGACGGCGACCTAGACCCAGAGGCTATTAGACAAGCCGCAGAGGAAGCACAACTGATTACACCCCAAGCCACACCGCAAGACACGGACAAGGCAGCATGGCAGCAGACCAACAAGATTGCTGCTGGAGCCGAAACCGCATCAAGTGGACCATCTTGGAGAAAACGAATCAGTGACGCAGCGTCACAAGAAGAACTCTTAACGATTTTTGCAGAGGCACAAGCCCAAGGCGTTGACCTTGGGGAAATTTAAACCCTCTACCTATTAAGGAAAAAATCAAATGGCTGATTACTACGCAGCAGAAACAGGCACCTCCAACCTTTCGGTTGACCAGGTTGCTTTTGAGAAGTTGGCATACTTTGCCCTTCGTCCAGAAATGTACTTTGACCAGTTCGCAGACGTGCAAGCCACGAACGCAACAAACCCAGGTGCATCCGTTAAGTTCACGGTCTTCGCAGACCTTGCAGCAGCAACAACTGAACTTGGTGAAGCAGAAGACGTAACCCCAGTTGCAATGAGCGACAACCAGGTTACCGTCACACTCAAGGAATACGGTAACGCAACAGTGACCACGGCGAAACTTCGTGCTTCGTCTTTCCTCCCTGTTGACCCAGTAGCCGCTAACGCTGTTGGTTACAACGCTGGTTTGTCAATTGACACCATCGCTCGTGACGTGGTTCAGGCTGGCGACAACGTTATCTACGCAACAGGTGGTGCAGTAGCCCCAACAAGCCGTACAACGATTAACACCGACGACACCCTTACCGCTAAGGACATCCGTCGTGCAGTTGCTCAACTTCGTGCAGCAAACGTTCCTACTATTGGTGGCAACTACGTTGGCTTCATTCACCCAGACGTTTCCTACGACCTTCGTGGCATCACCGATGCTTCAGGTTGGCGTGACTCGTACAAGTACACCAACGCAATGCCTCTTTACAACGGTGAAATCGGCATGTTTGAAGGCGTTCGCTTTATTGAGTCGGCTCGTGCGCCTCTGTTCGCAAACGCATCCAACAACTCTGGTGCATCTGGAACAATTGACGCATACGGTACCCTCATCATGGGTCAGCAGGCACTTGCCAAGGCTGTCTCAATGGGTGGCGAGTACGGTTCACAGCCAACAATTGTGTACGGTCAAGTGACCGACCTCTTGCAGCGTTTCCGTCCAGTCGGTTGGAAGCACTTCGTTGGTTACGGTGTGTTCCGTCAGGAAGCATTGCGCCGCATTGAATCATCTTCAAGCATTGGTGCAAACGCCTAATAAACCCTGTATAGTGTCCGTGTCCTAGAGACACAGCACAGCAAGCGAAAGCCCTTCACTTCGGTGGGGGGCTTTTGCTATTGTGTAGACATGGCAACTTTCCGCCCACCAACAGACAACTTTGTAAACTGGGCTTTGCCAGGCGAGCGTGGAATCCTTGCGTATCTGAAACCAGGTCGGCGTGGACGTAACGTGTTCAAACTAAAAGATGGGTCATTCACAGAATGGCAACCAGGGGATGTCAATGATGTTGCTTTCACTTACCACGGTGGGCACATCCACGAGTTAACAGCGCAAGAAGAAGCAGACCTTACGGCTGCTGGATATGGTGATTACATTGAAGCATAGAGAGACACATCCAAATCTGGATGTTGAGGGTTGTTTCGGATGCAAGGTTGCAGGGGTACAGATTGGGTCTAACTCCACAACCACCAAGGGTGAGGCGGTAGCGGTCATTAACCAGCGTGAAAAAAACTGGTCTAAAGATATGCCTGCTTATAAGCGTTTGCGGGCTGAAGGTTTACAACCTAAGACGATTGACGGTTGCCATGCTGTTGAACAACTCGCTACGTCTAAGCATCAAATTGAAGGCACCCCCGCCCCATTGTGAACTATCAATCATGGCAGGGGTTCCCTGACCCGAAACTGGGGTATGGGTCCATGCTTCAAGGTTTTAAGGATTCACTTCCTAAGACCGTAAAGTTGGATGACTCTGCATCTGTTCATGTTCATATGCAGGTCCCTTATGCTTGTAAGGGTTGGCTTGAAGGGCAGCATCGTGTTTTGTTTTCTATGTGGGAAACAGATGTTTTGCCTGCGAATTTTCGTAGATGGCTAGAACACTTTGACCAGATAGTTGTTCCTTGTCAACATAATGTTGAATTGTTTAGTCAGTTTCATAATGATGTTTCGTACTGTCCGTTAGGTGTGGACCATAAGTTTTGGAAACCGTTAGGCGAACCTAACAACGGGGTGTTCCGTTTTCAAGGTGGCGGGTCTTTGTGGTATCGCAAAGGTCTTGACGTTCTGGTGAAGGCGTTTAACGCTTTGAAACTTCCTGATGCCGAACTACACATCAAAGCAGCACCTCACGCACAAGATACCCCCACCAAAAAAATAGGTGACAAAATCTTCCTCAACCGAGAATGGATGACACCCGAAGAACAAAGAACCTGGTTCAACCAAGCCGACTGTTTCGTGGCTGTATCCCGTGGCGAAGGGTTCGGACTTATGCCTTTACAAGCCATCGCTAGTGGCATCCCTACAATCATCTCAGACAGCACAGGACAGTCCCAGTTCGCACACCTAGCGTTCGGGGTAGTTCCATGCACCAAATCCAAAGCGGAAAGCACAGGGCAGTGGGATGAACCCAACCAGAAAGTTTTAGAAGAACTGATGATGGACGCATACCGCAACCGTGGTTCTATTAGACAAGCCGCTATCTCCCGTGTCCCAGAATCTAAAGCCTTCTCCTGGTCCAAAGCCACCACCAAACTTCTGTCCCTTATCCCTGAAGGCACCCTCCTTGATAACCCTGGATTTGTCAGACCAGAAATAAAGGTTGAGATACAGGTTGTCAGGAAAGTAAACGCTTATATCGGAAACGAGTCTTATAACCTGATACCAGGGGAAACATACGTCGTACCTGAGAATGTCCATGATGTTTTGCTGGCTTCGGGCGCAGTGAAATAGTGCTATGATTCTTACCGTATGGCTCAACCTGCTGACCAAGACCTAATTCTCACCCGTGGTGACACAGAAACCCTAGTCGTGACTATCACGTCTGATGGGTCTACTGCTGTTGACATTACTGGGCGTACCTATAAGGCTCAGATTCGCAGCACCCAGGATTCCACCACTATCAAGGCATCGTTTACTTGTACTGTTACTGGTGGTGCTTCTGGTCAGGTGACTTGTGTTTTGTCGGCTACTTCTTCTGCTGCTTTGTCTGCTGGTTTGTATTTCTGGGACCTTGAAGAAAATGCCTCTGGTGTTATTTCTACAATCCTGGCAGGGAATGTCACGGTTCTTGCTGATGTGACGAGGTAGCAATGGCTACTACGAATATCACACTTAACCGTGGAAGTAACTTAAATAGTTACGAAATAGTTGTATCACGTACTACTGAAACAGTTGGTTCATTAGTTGTACCTGTAGTATCTGCTACGACAGTTGATGCTGTGGTGACGGTTGTTGCTTCAGCGAACACAGGACCACAAGGGGTACGAGGTGAAACGGGACCGACAGGACCACAAGGAAACATTGGCGCAACGGGTCCAACGGGACCTACAGGCGCAACAGGTGCTACTGGACCCACAGGAAGTACAGGTTTTACTGGCGCAACAGGAGCAACTGGAACAACAGGGGCTACTGGGAATACAGGCAGTACGGGACCTACGGGACCTTTGGGACCAACAGGTCCGACAGGCGCAACGGGAAGCACAGGAGCGCAGGGAGCAACAGGAGAAACAGGTGCGGTTGGAAGCACAGGTCCAACAGGCGCTGTGGGTGCTACAGGACCGACTGGTCCAACAGGAGCGCAAGGCGACACGGGACTTACGGGAAGTACGGGGGCTACTGGTCCTACTGGAAATACAGGTCCTACTGGTCCTACTGGTGACACTGGTGCGGTAGGGGCTACAGGTACTACAGGTCCAACGGGTGCGGTTGGTCCAACTGGTGCTACGGGAGCAACTGGTGCAACAGGCGCTACTGGTGCAGACTCAACAGTGCCAGGTCCTACGGGACCTACGGGACCTTTGGGACCAACAGGTCCGACGGGTCCGACGGGTCCGACGGGTGCTGACTCAACGGTTCCTGGTCCTACAGGTCCAACAGGGGCTACGGGGGCTACGGGGGCTACGGGAGCAACTGGTGCTACAGGCGCAACAGGTCCAGGCGTTGCTTCTGGTGGAACAATCGGTCAAGTCCTCGCAAAAGTTGACGGGACTGATTACAACACAACATGGTTAAATCCTAAAACAAACAATGTCATCATCAATGGTGGAATGAACATTGCACAGCGCAACACATCAGTTGCAGGAATCACAACTGGTGATTATTTTACAGCAGACCGTTGGTATCACAACATCAGTGCTTGTGGAACTTGGACAGATACTGTTCAAGGCATTAGCGCATCTGATGCACCTAATGCTGATGGTTTGCGCAACACATTCAAGATGACTTGCACAACAGCAACTGGTGCTTTGGGTTCGCTTTCATACAATGTCATTGCGCAGAACTTTGAAGGCATCAATGTTCAACAGTTTGCAAAAGGAAATAGTGCTGCGAAACCTTTTGCTCTTTCATTTTGGGTGCGTAGCAATGCTGTTGGTACATACATTGCTGAACTGTATGACCACGACAATCAGCGCACTGTGTCTGCGTCATACACAATCACTTCTTCTAATACATGGCAGAAGGTGCGTTTGATTTTCCCTGCTGATTCTGTTGGTGGTTTGGATAATGATGCAAATATGTCTTTGACTTTGAATCTGTGGTGCGGTGCTGGTGCTGGTTTTACTGCTGGTACTTTGCAAACATCATGGGCAGCAGTAACAACCAACAAGCGTGCAACAGGTCAAACCAATGTTGGTGTTGCAGTAAGCAACTTTTTTGAAATAACTGGTGTGCAGTTGGAACCAAACGCTGTTTGCACACCATTTGAAATTGAAGATGCACAAGTTCTGTTTGCTAGATGTGCCCGTTACTTTCAACGTCACACACAACCCGCAATGCGTGGAGTTGTGTCCACAGGTTTCACCAGAATGGCATTGCACTACGGGTTAAACATGAGGGCTGTGCCTACTATTACAGGCAACGGCGGTACAATGGGGTTTTGGGATGGTGTGACAGGTGCGGTTGGAAACATCTCTATCATTGGTACCTATTCTTTTGGGAACAGCAGTTTTGAAATTGATATTTCCTCATCGGGTTGGACAGCAAGGTCGGCAGCAGTGTTCTATCAAAGTTCAGGGCATACATTTGTAATTGATTTGAGTGCGGAACTGATATGAACTATTACATCAGTAGCCACCCTTTGACCAATGAACCAATCTCTATCGTGTGGGAACATGATGGACTTTTTTCTTTTATAGCGTTAGACACCAACAACTACGACTATCAAAAATATCTATCATGGGCTGAAGCAGGGAACACAGCACCAGTATGGATACCTTCAGAACACGACTTGCCGACTGTGACACCAAACTAAACCCATAGGAGGGGCTATGAAAATAGCGGTATACACAATCGCTAAGAACGAAGCGAAGCATGTCGCACGATGGGCTGAGTCATGCAAGGAAGCCGACTATCGGTTAATCCTTGACACAGGCTCAACGGACAATACATGTCAAATAGCGTGGGACTGTGATGTCACTGTAGAGACAGAAACGTTTTACCCGTGGCGTTTTGACCATGCCCGTAACGTCGCACTTACCTGCCTCCCAGATGACATAGACCTGTGTATCTCTTTAGACATGGACGAAGTTCTAACCCCTGGCTGGCGTAAAGCATTAGAGAACTTATCCCCAGATATCAACATGGTTAGGCACAAGGTCGTCACCACATTCAACACTGACGGTTCAGAAGGACAATCATTCACCATCGGACGCATCCACGCCAGACACAGCCACACATGGAAATACCCAGTCCACGAAGTTCTCACACCATTGGCATTAGAAAACTCTGTGTATATAGATGGTTTAGAAATCCACCATCATCCTGACAACAGCAAACCACGCACCCAATACTTGCCCATGTTGAAACTGGCAGCAGAAGAAAACCCCAACGATGAACGCCACCAGTTTTACCTAGCCCGTGAATACTTCTTCCACGGACGATATGCCCTAGCCCAACACCACTTCTCACGGCACCTCTCCATCGCACAATGGAACCCCGAACGAGCAGCATCACACCGTTACCTAGCACACATGCGCCCCGAAGCAGCCGAACACCACCTATACAAAGCAGTAGCCGAAGACCCAACCCGCAGAGAAAACTGGGTGGCACTAGCCAAGGTCTACTACGAACGTAAAGACTGGACATCAACACGGGCAGCCTGCGATATGGCTTTCCGCACCGCACAGAAACCAACCGACTATTTCTGCGAAGAAGAAGCATGGGGATATCTACCCTACGACCTTGCCGCCTTAGCCTGCTACCACCTTGGAGATACCGACCAGGCATGGGCATACGGGGCTGAAGCCTTAGCGTTAAATCCAGGGGATGAACGACTTGAAGCCAACCTCACATGGTATCGGCTATGATGTAGGCACCTCAACAATTAGGAGCAACAATGCCAATGGTCGGAAAAAAAGAATTCCCATACAACGCTAAGGGAATGGCTATGGCGAAGGCTGAAGCCAAGGAAAAGGGCATGAAGATGAACAAGTCCAAGAAGGCTCCAGTGCGTAAGGCTAAGGCTAAGAAGAAGTAAATGTCCACAGTCGGTACCGTTATTGATAGGACAGTGCGCCAGTTAATGTCTGGCACTGTAGAAGAACGTAACAAAACAACCCTTGCCCTTACAGCAACGGGTACCACTGTCACATTTCAATACGACCTTAGCGGTATCCGACCTGGTGGGGTTATCCAAATAGACAACGAACTCATGTATGTATGGGAAATCTCTGCTGGTTCAAAGTCTGTGACTGTTGAGCGAGGTTGGAACGGCACCACAGCAGCCGCCCATGCTGCGTCTTCTATCGCAACTGTAGACCCCAAGTTCCCAAGGGCACAAATCCTTGAAGCGATGAACGCTGAACTGGACGACCTGGCAAGCCCAATGAACGGTTTGTTCCAAATCAAAATCCTGGAACTCAACTACAACGGCACCGACCTCATGGTCAACCTGCCAACAACAGACAAAATCATTGACCTGATTTCAGTTTCATTACGCTACATCTCAACTGACTACATCAAGGTACGTCGTTGCCGCCTCATCCGTGACCTCCCCAATGATGACTTCAACACTGGATATGCCGTCCGTTTTGATGAACAGGTACGTGCAGGGCGTATGATTATTGTATACAAGACACCATTCAGCAACGTCACATCCGAATCTCAAAACATCCAGAATGTCACTGGTCTTCCAACTTCGTGTGAAGACATCTTGATTCTAGGTTCACAGATTCGTTTGGTTGGTCCACGAGAAGTTAAGCGCAACTTTACAGAATCACAAGGCGACACCCGCCGTTCCGATGAAGTCCCATCAGGTGCTGTAAGTAACTCAATCACTAACTTGTTGCGTATGCGCCGTGACCGCATCACATCTGAAGCAGCAAAACTTATGAGGCAATACCCAACATTCCTAAACAGGGATTAAGCAATGGCGGTAACCACCTTCACATTGCCGTATGTTGGCACACCACCGTATTTCTCTGGTACAGCCTCATCATCTTTAGTGCCGCACACTTTTCCTGTTGCTATTGATGGTCGTCCATACATGATTGACCAGAAATCAGGTCAGTTCAAACGTGGTTATGAGCAGCGTGTTCGTGATTCAACGGATGATTCAACTACTCCTGGTGAGGGTGCTATTAACCCTGGTGGTTTGTGGAGGCGTGGTCAGGATTCGTGGCATTTTGGTGCGGGTCAGCAGTATGCTGACACTGCCGAATCTAAGGACTATATGTTCTACAAGTCTAAGGGCATTAACCCTTGGGTGAAGGGTCAGTTGTCGTTGCTTAACGCAACCAAACGTTCTTTGGAATCAGCCAGCACTAACTTGTTTACCTGTGTTGTTGAATCAGGCGGGACAGAATACCTGTATGTAGCAGACAATGGTGTTGTCAGGTTCTCTAGTAACCCGTTCGCAGCCACTCCAACATGGACCGCTATCACAACAGGAACTCCCACCACGTTGCCTACCACTGCTATAACTGGTTTAGAAACCAACGGAACCAACGTCTTTATCGCTTGGACAGGAAACGACATTTGGTACACAACACCAGGTTCAACTACTGCCACATTCTTTTACCCCACATCAGGCACAGATGACCAAACCTATTCCGCTTTTGGTTTTGCAAAAGGTCGTGGCTTTGCAGCAGTAGACCAAGACCTCTACCAAATCGGTCTTGGTTCAGGTTCACACACCGTTTTCTTTGACAACCCTGACACAACATTCCGATGGGTTGGTGCAGCAGCAGGACAAAACGCTGTCTACGCAGCAGGACATTCAGGGGACAAAAGCCTCATCTATAAAATCACCATCAAAGCAGATGGCACACTAGATGTTCCTGTTGTAGCCCTTGAACTACCAGTCGGTGAAATAGTTTCATCAATCCACGGCTATCTTGGATTCATTGCTCTCGGTTCCAACAAGGGCGTTCGTTTCTGTAGCACCGACGCACAATCAAACCTCAACGCAGGCTCCCTTATCCCCACCACAGGCGCAGTTAATGACTTCGCATCTGATGACCGTTTCATTTGGTTCGCATACACCAACTACGACGGCTTGTCTAGCGGTCTTGGACGTTTAGACCTGTCCGTGTTTACCGCAGCCAACACCCCTGCCTACGCAACAGACCTCATGTATACCAGCACAGGCGCAGTAAAGTCTGTGGCATCCATTGGCGGCAAGCGCATCTTTACCATCTCAGGTGTCGGTGTCATTGTGGAAGACACAGCAAACCTTGTTGCTACAGGGGAGATTGAAACAGGCACATGGCGTTGGGGTATCCCAGACCGTAAGTTCGTAGCCAAAATAGACACCCGTTCCACGCCACTCGTAGGCTCCATCACTTCATATCTGAAACTAGACGACGGTGACTACCAAGAAGTAGGTGTATGGGACACAGGCAACGACATTGAAAACTCCTTTGACGGTTCCGACACACGAGCCATTGAAGCAGAATTCAAGTACGTTCTTGCCAGGTCTTCTACTGCCACCTCAACAGGACCAACCTTTACTCGTTGGATGGCTAGAGCCTATGCCGCACCGTTCCGTTCACAAGTATTCGTCATCCCCGTCTTGCTTCACCAGTCGGTAACTGTCCGTGGGAAAGAGTATTACTACGACGTAGAAGAAGAACAATTATTCTTTGACGGTCTAATCGGTTCTCCTCGCATCATCTCTTTGCAAATGGGTTCGGTTACGCACTCAGTTATTTTGGAAGATTTGCAGTGGGATGCGTCCGATTCGCAGGGGAACACATGGCAATTTAACGGGACGCTTGTTGTAACCTTGCGTTCGGTGGAAAACTAGGAGATAACAATGGCTTATTCACGCAGGTCTTACAAAGGTGCAGCAGTATCAAACGCTTTAGGTGGTAGCGGTCTTGCCGCTAACGCCACAAGCATCACTCTCTCAGCAGCAGTGTCTGGATGGTCCACAAGTGGGACACCTTTCTTTGTTGTTGTTGACCCAGGCACAGCCAAAGAAGAAAAGATTTGCGTTATCTATGCTTCTTCTACAACGTTGACCGTAGTTGACCCTGCTGTTACATCGGCGTGGTCAGCATCAGTTAATGGTCGTGGCGTGGACGACACCACAGACAGAGCGCACGATGTTGGTGCAACTATTTACCCTGTGTTCACTGCTACCGAAGCAAACCAGGCTAACGAACTTGTATCCAAGTACACCGTCAATGGTGACATCGTTGTTCATGGTTCATCTGGTCCTAAGACTATTTCCACTGGTGGTTCAGGCAATAACAACAAGGTTTTGGTTGCCGACTCTACAGTGACTGACGGTGGTGTCAAGTGGGCAACCGTGGGAACTGACGGCATTGCTGACTCGGCTATCACATCAGGCAAGATTGCAGACGGTGCAATCGTCAACGCAGATATCAATGCCTCTGCCGCTATCGCTCTTAGCAAGTTGGCTACAGGTGCATTGCCTACCGATATCACAGTTGCATCTGCGAACCTTGTCAACGGCACTGTGGCATTAGCAGACCTTGCTACTGCTGTTGCCAATGCTCTTGTACCTGTCGGAACTATCAGTGCTTACGCAGGTGCAACAGCCCCTACAGGGTGGTTGCTTTGTGACGGTACAAGCACCACTGGCTACACAGCATTGGCTACTTTGGTTGGTGCGACAACCCCAGACTTCAGAGGTCACACCCTTGTAGGTAAAGGCTCTGCGCCTTTTGATGGTGCATTACTTTCTAAGTTCGGTTCAACCACTAGCACTGCTGCCCACACCCACGGCATTGACCACGACCATGCTTCTTTCACATCTGGTGATGATAGTCCTGACCATACACACACCCAGTCAGGTCCAACTGGGACTACCACCTATGACAGTGGCGGTATACCACAATTCACTACGGACAGCGATATCCAAACCAGTGGTGCTTCTGTCCGACACCAACACAGCATTGATGTCCCTGCCTTCACTGGAACATCTGGTGCTTCCAGCGTTGGTTCCACCCACGGCAACGTCCAGCCATCGGCATTAATCAATTTCATTATCAAGCACGACTAAACCTGCTAGTATCTAGCCATACCTGGAGGGGTCAACCAGTAGGAGAACCCCCATGTTGTCATTGAAAATTGCCAAGGACGTAGCAAGCCGCATCATTGCGCTGTTCATCATGTCCAGCCTTACCATCATCACAGGCTCTAGCATCATCAACTCCGTAGGCACAGGCGTGTCCATTCCATTGTGGTACTCAGCAGCCCTTGGTGGTTTCCACGCAATCGCAGACGTACTCGTCAATCTTGCTAAGGCATCTCTTGACGGTAAGTTAGAAGCACATGAAGTGGACGCAGCCTTCGGTGTGAAGCGTGACGACCAGGCTCAGTAGAGCCGCACTACTTTTCATAGGGGTTATTGCTTCTGCTTTACTGCTGTCATCCAGTGCTAAAGCAGAAAACCCAATCATCACACGACCAACAGATATTTGGTTTGAGTACACAGAAACAACACAGTTCGTAGCGCAGACCTACCAGTCTGAAGGCTACCCATCTGACCCTCAATTGTGGCTATACACAGAGGATGGCGAACTGATTGTCAGCAACGATGACTACAACGGTTTGCAATCCTATTTGTCTGTCCAGTTAGAGCCAGGTAGGTACCGTCTACGGGCAGGTACTTGCTGTTGGCAGCCCGATGTTTGGCGTGATGGCACTTCATGGAATGTGCAGTATGAACTGGGCTACGGACAGGGCGCTGTAACTACCGTTGCAGAGTTGCCCACAACAACGCCCCAACCAGCAACAACCACGGAGCCACCCCAAACAACAACTCTGCCAGCGACAACGACGACAACATCTACTGTCCCCCCGACCACAACAACAGAACAAACGACGACCACCACAGAAGCGACAACCACAACCACAACGACAACCCTTGCCCCTGTAGTTTCTTCCACCTCCGTTGCGCCTGCCACAACTTCACCTCAAACCACCACATCTACTGCTGCTCCTTCCACCACAACCACGACATCAAGCACGTCAGTGCCGCCAACAACACAGCCGCCCATTCCAGAACCCACATTACCTACTCCCATTCCTACGAGTACATCAACAATACCCCCTAACATTACAGAAGAAGAAGCAACAAAGATAGCCCTAGACCCTGAAGTCTTGGCGACCATCACCCAAGAAGAAGCAACCCAGGTCTTTGAAGCCCTCGTCATAGACGAACTCACAGACACCCAGTTAGAAGAACTCGTAGCGTCAGTACAGGAAGCCCCTACAGAGGTACGAGAAGCCTTTGAAGATACCGTAGACATCTTTAGCGGGGGTCTAGACACCTATGTACCCATCGGTTCCAACGTCCCCGTATCCACCCGTAGAACCCTCGTCACCCTAGCCGCAGTCACAATGACAGCCGCCGCCACGACCCGAATGAAATGGTAGATTTGTACCCATGCGTAAATATCTAGGCGTTATCGTTTCCATACTTCTCTGGGCATCAGGCACAGGGCTAGTTCTCATCACCCTGTCAGGACCCACACTGTCCAAGGCTCTGATGATTAGCGTGACAACCCTTGTCGTTCTCATCCTCGCTGCCGTATTCAATATCGCAACTGATGAGTAAATAGTAAAAGCCCCAGGCGAAGGAGAAAGGGAAAAAGAACTCCGCCTGAGGCAAACGAAATAGTACACCCACCCCAATACAAAAGCAACACAGGAACAAACAAATGTCAAAGACACTCCCATATAAAAAGTTAGTAGTACCTACTGGTTTGAAAGGTCAAATCAATGGTCGTCTTGACAAGAGTCTTCTTGTTGGTGTGAAGACTGGCGGCAAGATGTACAAGGAAGCAGCCGTTGCGTTCAACGCAATGTATGACGCAGCAATGGCGGCAGGTATTCAACTCCGCAACATCGGTGACTACCGTTCCTACGATGGACAGTACGCAATGTTCATGGACCGCTACGAAGTAGCCAAGCCGAACGACCCACGCCTCGGCAAGAAGAACACAGTGACCCGTAAGTTTGACGGCAAGACTTGGATTCTAAAGAAGGGCAAAGCACCATCGGCTGCACCAGACCCGACAGGTAAGTCAGGTTCTAACCACGGATGGGGACTTGCCATTGACCTCGCTGTTGAAGGCAAGGGTGGCAACATTGTCGGCATGGCATCGGCTAAGAAGGGCTTTAAGTGGATGTGTGAGAACGCACCAACGTTCGGGTTCTACCTCCAAGGGAGCAACATCAAGTCGCCAGAGTTTGAACACTGGCACTGGCAGTGGTGTGACGGGAAGTGACCGTCATCCAGGTCTTAGGGATGGTGGCTGCGGCAGTCGCCTCCCTTGGTGTCATTCACCGAGGCTTGCTGTTGCCTGCGTATCGTTGGGCTAAGCGCATTGAGAAGGATATGAGGTTCGTTGAGGAGCAGATGCGCCCGAACAGTGGCTCGTCTTTGCGGGATTCTCTTGACAGAATTGAGAACCGTTTGACCCTTGTGGAAACGTAC